CAGGACCGCGACAGGCACAGCCACCCTCGTCCCCTTCTTTGCATACTCAAACACTATTGGATTCTCGGCACTCAGCTCAACTACTGGGACATTCAGAACCAAACACCTTAAAGTAACCATCAACCATGCCTAAGCCATTTGAACTAAAAGGAGAAGAGAAGGCATCAGCCACTTGTGAAGCCCAACTCGCAATGTTCGAGAGGCTTGTTCAATTCGTCAACGATAGGCTCTCAGACATCGAGTCTCTTGAGACCAAAGTTGAAAACTTAGAAAACACCAACCCCAATACAAATGATTGATTTCATCGTAAACAACTGGGCAGAATTGCTCATCGGATTCATGGCCTTTGCTAAGGTCGTGGTCAACCTCATTCCTAGTGATAAGCCTATTCAAGTGTGGACTTGGGTAGACACCCTCATCAATGCCATCGTAGCTGACAAGCGAAGCAATGGGCAAAAGGACTGACAAAGTCCTAGATGAGTTTGCTGAAGAGTGGCGGCTTGCGTCTATGCGTAACCTCGGCACTCGGACGATTGGCAAGAATAGAAGCTATGGTGCTACTCGCTCACGCAAGTTGGCAAAGAGCCTCTATGTCAAAAGGGTTGGGGGTGAGATAGTAGCAGGATCACCCCTGCCCTATGCCAAGTTCATTCACTATGGGGTGAGTGGCACAAAGAAGAAGCGCAATACCCCATACAAGTTCACCACCAAAGCACCTCCAACCAAGCCTATTGAGAAGTGGCTAGGAGCGAAGCCCGTTCGCTTGCGCGATCCCAAGAGTGGTGAGTTTGTGAAGAAGACCAAGTGGAGACTCAAGAGCGCGGCTTGGGTCATTGCCCAAAGCATCAAGAAGAGGGGGATACCAGGAGTAGCCTACTTCTCTGAAGCCTTTGAGACCATGTACCCACGCTTTCAAAGTAAGATAGCTGAGGCCATCGCGTTAGATGCACTAGATGACCTCACCGACCTTGACAACCCTAACTTGAAGTAATGGCAGCACAATTCGACTCCCATCCCGCTGAGACATATATGCCAGCGAACCAACCCCTCATCTACACGATTAGTGACACGGGGGGTGCGGTCAACGCGTCACACCGATTCGTAGTAGAGGTAGTGAGGGGGGCATCAACCGACATTGCCAAGGTCTACCTCACGGCCAATACTAACAACAAGGCTCACTTTGACTTGTCTAGTATCGTCAAAGACCTCTTGACTACTGACCACCTTCAGAGTGATGGGAGTGGCACACTATGGGAGATGTCTACTATCGTTGACCATAGCCTCACAGGTACGGCAAAGTTCACGGTCAAGATTGGCACGTTCAACGGATCAACTGAGACCCTCAACCAAGCAAGCAAGTCTATCTACCTAGTCAATGGCTCTCAACAAATCAGGGAGGGTCTTCACCCCGACTTTTCAACCTACTACGCTACTGGAAGCACCAAGAAGGTTTGGCTTACTGAGAGAACACCCGACTCAGTCGGCAAAATACAATTTGACTTTGCTGACGAAGATGAGGGGGTCATAGCTTGGATTCATGACAGCAATATCATCAGCGGTATTGATGCGAAAGTCAGCTATGTACTTCTCAACTCATCCAACTCAGTACTTGCCACGGCTTCGCTTTCGGTTTCAGGGAATGGGGGCAATGGGTTGACAAGCACGGCCTATGGTCAAAAGCTACACTTCACGGGATTAGCCCCCGCGTCTCTGAAGTTTACGTCCAGCGCACTACCAGCCAACAACCCCACATGGGCATACTATGTGTTGTTGCTTACAAACTCTGCTGGCAACGTCTCTGCGAGCATGGCTATCCAAGTCAACAAGAAGTGTGGCATCATCAAGAATCAAAGAGTACAAATCGCATACGCCAACCGACTAGGGGGGTGGGATTATCTCACCTTTGATGGCAACACGTCCAAGAAGGTGACTGCACAAAACAAGCCCTACTATAAGGCTCTAGGTGACTACGACGCGGCTGCCTACACCTTCGACCCTTCAGACAGGACAAGCGTCCCATATCAGATAACGTCTGAGAACAAGTACACCTTACGCGCTCAGAACTTTGGAGTAGAAGAGAACTATATGCTTGAGGGGCTGATGATGAGTGACAATGTCTACATGAGGTATGGAGACTCGACCTCTATTGTGGGGGGCATGACGGATCGTGACAAGTGGCTTCCCGTCCTTGTGGATACGACTAGCCTTGTCATCAGGGACAAGGTTGAGAGCCGAATCTTTGACGTGAGCCTTGAGGTCACACTAGCCCAGGAATCAAGATGCTAAGACTACGACTATGGAACTTTGCTGAGTCAGACCAATATGACTTAGAACTATACGAGAATGCACCCATCAACCTGAACTATCGCTTCACCGATGTCAGTCAGGTCAACAAGTCCAAGGGTAGCTTCTCGCAGACCTTCCGTGTGCCAGCCACCAAGAAGAATCTAGACTTCTTTGGTGCGGTTATCAACCCCGATGTGAGAGAGTCATCAGGTCTTATCAACGCGAATTGGAACATCAAGCGCAAGGTTCGAGCTGAACTATCTTACAAGACCATTCCCGTCATGAGTGGTAGCGTACAACTCAAGAGGGTGGTGCGTCAGAAAAAGCAATTCTTTGACTTGGAACTTGTCTTCTTTGGCGAGAGCGTAGACATCGCTCAGAGCATCGGGCAGAAGAAGTTGAGTGACCTTGCCATCAACACGGTCAACCATGATGTGACACTCAGCAACATTGTTGCTAGTTGGTTTGAGTCAGGTAGCTTCCCCCTCAATGGAGACATCAAGTATGGTGTCATGGACAAGGGGTCGAATTGGTCGGGGGAGATTTGGACTGCAACTGACCCCCTTCTTCAAGCCGAGTTTACGCCCTACCTCAGAGCGTACTACATCCTTGACAAAATCTTCGACCAAGCTGGCTTCTCTATCTCAAGCACCTTCTTGAATACCGATGCCTTCCAAGATATCTATATGCCCTTGTTCGCTGGTGGTCCTGACCTCTTGAAGAGTGACGACTTTGCTGACAACACCGCACGAACGGGGCTGGCATCGAATCAGACTACTACTAGCACGTCAGGGGTGGTCATGGAACTAGAAGACAATGTTGATGGGGGTACTGACCCTGGAAACAACTTCAACAACTCCACCCACAAGTACACGGCTCCAGCTAATATCATAGTCAATTACGAGGTGTTCACCATCGTCAGTAATGGCAATAGCCAACTCATCCACACGACTAGTGGTGTTGAGACGGTCGTTGAGCAGATGCAAGATGGACAGGGGGCGAATACCTACCGAGAGGGCAGCCTATTCATGACTTCAGGCTCTACCCTACACATCAAGCTAAGGTCGGACTTTGGTATAACTGCCACGGCTTTTGGGGAACAACAAGCGTTCGGCTTTGGGAACTACCTCCGACTTGTCTTCGCAAGTGACCCCGTGAGTGGGTTCACGGTTGATGCGACTCTCAATATGCCTGACTTCAAGCAAATTGACTTCGTCTCCTCGCTTCAAAAAATGTTCAACCTAGTCTTCATCCCTGACGCTCTTGATCCGACGAAGATTAAGATTGAGCCGTTTCAAGACTTTGTATCGTCAGGGACTAAGAAGGATTGGACGAATAAGATTGACTTCACGAGTGACATCGTCATAGAGCCTACTACCGACATCCAGTCCTCCAAGTACAAGTTCACTCACGCTGAGGGGGGAGACTTCCTAAATGACGCAATCCAAAGGAGTCTAGGTAGGGTGTATGGTCAAATGGAGATACTAGACTTGGAGAATGACTTTAGCCGTGGGGACTACGTTAGTCAAACGGGATTCGCTCCCTATACGATGAGCCTAATCCCTGACAACCCCTTCACCATTCATCGGTGCATTCAACCGAGTGGGGATGGTGTTGGCAAGCCCAAACCACGTCTTGCGTATTGGAATGGTATTAGCAGTCAATTCGGAGACATCTATTTGAGGACTGATACGGGCGGTTCTAACTCGGCAGGATTCTTCCCCGTGTTCAGCAACTATGATGCAGTCATCCCAACCGTCTCTAGTCTTGACCTCAACTTTGGCTATGAGTTTCCCATCATCCCCAACATAGCACACCCATTCAACACGCTCTATCAAACTTATTGGGCTGGTCTAGTCAACGAGTTGTACTCATCTGACGCAAGGATACTGACGTGCAAGATGCTCTTGACTACCCAGGACATTCAAGACTTTCAGTTCAACGACCAAATCTACATTGAGGGGACGTATTACCGAGTGCTTGAAATAACGGCATTCGATGCCACTCAGGTTGCCCCATGTAGTGTTAAACTCCTCAAAATCCTCAACAACATTGCGGATTGCGATGACATCCCCACGGGCGTTAGTTCAGCGGGCTTCGTCACCTTCAACAACTCAGGCTCAGACTTTGGCTCTGAAGAGTGTTGCGTCAAGTATGGCTACATCTACTTTGCTGATAAAGCGGGAAGCCAGCCCCGATGTCTCACCGCTGGCACTTTCCAAGTACCTCAATCGTAAGAAATATGAAGGAGAGAAGTTATATCATGGAAGCGATTGACCTCCTAGTCAATGACGCAGAACCGATGAAGAAACCCTACCAAGTACCACGATGGGTAGACTATCTAGCTACTAGCCTCTATCTCCTTGCCTATGGCTTGGGGGTGGTGTGGATCGTGTGTGCCGTAATTGAATTGCTCTGATGGCTGACGCAAAGAAGGTGATGACCCTTGAGGTCGATATGGAGACTGGTGAAATCACCAAGAGCCTGAATGATGTAAAGCAGCAACTTGATGACATAGGTGACTCGGCTGGTGATGTAGGCAAGAAGGGGGGCAAGGGGTTTGCAGGCTTGGGCAAAGCGGCCAAACTCGGTGCAAGAGGATTCAAGGCATTGGGCAAGGCCATGATTGCCACAGGCATTGGGGCTATCGTAGCTATTGTCGGGGGGCTTGTTGCCAAGCTACTTGAGCTGAAGCCAGTAACTGACGCAATAGAGAAGGGGATGGCAATCCTTGGGGCAACCTTCAAGGTGCTTGCTGACCTAGTCATGCCCTTGGGTCAAACCCTGATTGATGCCTTCAACAATCCAAAGGAGGCCGTTGAAAGCCTGAAAGAGAAGTTCGTTGCCTTGGGTGACTATATGAAGACGCTCCTTGACGCTTCTATCAACCCTATCAGACGAGGTCTCCTCAACATCAAGAGGGCAGCCCTAGAAGCCGCCATTGGGACGAAGGAGTTTTTTGGGGGTGATGCCACCGCCCTAAAGCAACAAGTCAGAGAGATTGATGACCAACTTGCTGACCTCGTAGTCAAGCAAGAGGAGAACAAGGAGAAACTCAAGGCCCCCTTTGTGGCAGTTGCTAACTACATCAAAGAGGAGGTCATACCAGCCATCGTCGAAAATGCCACGGCAGCCGTGGACTTGGCTGACAAGTTTATCAAGCTACGAGATGCTCAACGCGCATTGAACCTTGAGCAAGCTACCTCACGGGCTGAGATAGCAGAACTGAAGAGGCAGTCTGATGACTTGACGCTTTCGATTGAGGAGCGTGTAGCAGCCGCCCAAGAAGCAGCCGCCCAAGAGGAGGCATTGAGGGCAAAGAGAGAGGCTCTCATCAATAGCGAGATAGCCTTGCTGAGAGAAGAGCAAGCCATTCAGGGCGAGAGCGAGGAGAGGACTCAGCGGATCAATGAGCTTCAGATTGAACAACAAGCCATCATTGAGGAGGGTCTAGGTATCCAAACTGAGATGATGACCAAGGTGCAGGGTCTAGAGCAAGAGTTGGAAGATGCGCGTATCGCATTTGCTGACGCTCAGGAGTCGCGTGAACTTGGCTTGAATCAACTCAAGGCTACGTTGCTCAAAGACGAAGAGTCCATACGAAAGGCAGCACAAGCACAAGAGTTGTCTGACCTCATGCTTCACTATGAGGAGCAACTACGTCAAGCCGAGAAGTATGGCTTTGATACCAAGGAACTACTAGAGACCCAGCAAGCCGAGCTTGACGCGTTGGAGGAGGCTCATCGCTTGGCTGACCTTGAAGCCGAGAGGGGACAAAGGGAGCAAAAGTTGCAAATGGCTATGGAGGGTCTTAGCGCATTGCAAGCGTTGAACGAAGCCTTCAGTTCACAAACCATTGCAGAGCAAGAGGCAGAGGCAGCATTGCGGACTCAGATTGATGAGACCGAGAACGTGGCTGAGAAGAACCGTCTCATCAAGAAGTTCAATGAGCAACAAGCACTTGAGACCAAGGCACAAAAGAGAGCGTTCAATAGAGGCAAGGCTTTACAAATTGCACAAGCCCTCATCTCTACTTATCTCGGTGCTACCAAAGCATTCACCTCCCAACTCATTCCAGGAGACCCAACAAGTCCAATCAGGGCGGGGATCGCGGCTGGTATTGCCGTGACTAGTGGACTCGCTCAAGTGGCTTCCATCAAGAAGCAAAGATTTGAAGCACCAGCCCCTATGCCTTTTGCCGAGCCAGCAAGCGTAGCTGACTCAGGTGGTGGGGGTGGTGGAGGTGCGGGCGCGGGGGCAGCCCCTACCCTTGACCTATCCTTCTTGGGAGATGGGGCAAGCACCAACCTACAAGCCTTCGTTCTCAGCAACGAGGTCACCAACTCCCAACAACAAGACCAACTCATTTCAGACCAAGCAAGCCTACCAGGATGAAGATATTAGAACTAGTGATTGATGATGATGCCGAGTTGTTTGGCATCGACGCGATTAGCCTTGTAGAGTTTCCCGCTATTGAGTCAGACTTTGTAGCCCTGAAGCGTCACGCTCAGATGAGCCACTTTGCCAAGGTGGATGGTGACAAGCGTATCGTCATGGGGGCGGCTCTCATTCCCGACAAGCCTATCTACCGAAAGGACAACGAGGGGGAGGAGTACTACGTCTACTTCAGCAAGTCAACCGTTCGTAAAGCAATGGAGTTGTTCTTGTCCTATGGCAATCAAACCAACATGACTCTTGAACATGAGCATACGATCCGTGGGCTTAGTGTCGTAGAGTCGTGGCTTGTTGAAGATGACGAGATGGACAAGAGCCGAAAGTATGGCCTTGACGCTCCCGTAGGAACGTGGATGGTCTCTATCAAAGTAGAGAACGAGGCAATATGGAACGAGTATATCAAGTCGGGCAAAGTCAAAGGCTTCTCTATTGAGGGCTTCTTCGTAGACCGCATGGAGGTAGAGAAGCGTGAGGAGATGGCTCGGTATGGTGTCAAGAAAGACAAGCGCAAGAGGTCAGGGTACAACGTCTTTGAGTCGTACACCGACTACCCTGATGCAGTCAAGAACAATGCAAAGAGAGTGATGGAGTATGTAGAGAAGAATGGGTGGGGGTCTTGTGGAACGGCAGTCGGGAAGAAGCGGACTAGCACCCTAGCCAAGGGAGACCCAGTCAGCGTAGATGTCATCCGTAGAATGAAGTCATATCTAGAGCGTCATGCTGGAGACCTGGAGAAGTCCAAGTCATACGATGACGGATGTGGCAAGTTGATGTATGACGCTTGGGGTGGTAAGGCTGGTCTCAGGTGGGCAACGTCCAAGCTAAAAGAGTTGGAGTTGTTGTCATCGCTTGAGATGGAACTAGGTCTACACGCTCTTGAGCAAATGCTTCAAAGCTACCTCGCTGAGGTAGGGCCACGGGGAGGGGTGCGACCAAGCAAGAAAGCCCCCAAGTCTGACACGCCCAACAAGAACCCCAAGGGCAAGGGAACGGCTAAGGGTGATGCAAGTGACACTCGATCCGCTAAGGTCAGCAAGGAGGATGAGGCTACTTTGAAGACGAAGAGCGATGACTTCAACGAACGCTACAAGGAGAAGCTAGGATATGGGGTTAATGTGGGTATGCTCAAGGCAGTCTTCCAACGTGGGCTAGGGGCATTCAATGTCAGCCACTCACCCAAAATCAAGAGCGCGAGTGCTTGGGCTTTTGCGCGTGTCAACGCTTTCTTGTACCTCGTCAAGAACGGGAGACCTGAGAACAAGAAGTACACGGGAGACAATGACCTACTTCCCAAGAAGCACCCCAAGTCAGAAAAGGCGTGATTGAATGTAAGAACACAACCCCTCAAATCGTTATACTATTATGAATCTCAAAGACCGCATTCAAGACATCTTTGAACAATACTCAGTCCACCTCGAAAAAGACGAGAAGGATGAGAAGGAGATGGAGCATACTCCTGACCACAAAGATGAAAAGACCGAAATGGCAAAGAAGACTCTTGCCAACGGCACGGAAATCTATACTGACGCTGACGCTTTTGCCGTTGGTGTTGATGTATTCATTGTCAATGAGGAGGGTGAGCGTATGCCACTCCCTGACGGAGAATACGAGTACGAAGAAGGAGGCAAGACCGTCGTTGCAGATGGTAAGATTGCCGAGATGGTAGAGGCTGAAGAAGAGGAGAAGGTAGAGGCTGAGGACAAGGAAGAAGAGAAGACCATGAAAGACGAAGAGAAAAAGGAGGAGATGTCCTACACTATCTCGGAGTCTCAGTTGTCCTCTATCATTGCCAAGGCAGTAGGGGCAGCAAAGGAGGAGTTTGCAAAAGACATGGAAGCTACGAAGGACGAGCTTTCATCAATGAAGGATATGCTCTCAAGCCAACGTGCTGAGGGTGGCCTTCGTCAGAGCAAGAGCAATGCAAAGCGCATGACGTTCTCTGACATCAAGAGCCTGGACGCTAAGAGTCGCGTCAACGCTATTTACGAAATCTATTCAAATCAATAAGATACAATGGCTAAATCATTGGACATCAACTCTAGTTCCTATGCAGGGGAATTGGCGTTGCCATACATTGCCCCCGCGATTCTTAGTGCTGACACTATCGCCAACGGGTATGTGACCGTTCACGAGAACGTAAAATTCAAGGCAGTACTCAAGAAGTTGAGCAACAACGCTGAAATCATCGACGCTTACGGGTGCAACTTCTCAGCCAATGCGGGTGACCTCGACCTCGACGAAGTGGTGTTGACACCAACCGAGTTGAAGGTCAACCAAGAACTTTGTAAGGGTGACTTCCGTTCTGATTGGGAGGCTCTCCAAACTGGACGCTCTTTGATGGGTGACCGCTTGCCTCCAAACTTTGAGACCTTCTTGCTCCAGTTCTTGGCTGGCAAAGTCTCTGAAGGTGTGGAACGCGCTATTTGGCAAGGAAACTTCAACGCTACCACGGGTGCAGCTACGGGCGGTATTGCCCCTCACTTCGACGGCATTTGGCACTTGGTCAAGGATGGCAACGGAAGCCTTGCTACATCCGTTGACTTTGCTGATGCGATTGACTCAGGTGACGTACTCACTCGTGTTGATGCAGTTGTAGCAGGTGGCTCAAGCGCAGTCTTGAACAGCTCGGATGCCAAAATCTTCATGAGCCGCAAGACACTCTACCTCTTCCAACGTGCGTTGGGTGGTACGATTGCTACTACGGGTGCAGCACCTACACAAGGTGGTATCTTGACTGGAGTTGTTCCAACGTCCTACATGGGCTACGAAATCATTGCACCAGCAGGATTCCCGAATGATTGCATCTTGTTCACTACGATTGACAACCTCCACTTTGGTTGCAACCTGGCTACTGACCAAATTGAGGCAACGCTTGTAGACATGACTTTGACTGATGCTTCAGACAACGTCCGTGTAGCAATGCGCTTCTCAGGTGGTACGCAGATTGGCAACCTCGCTGATGTGAGTGCTGGATACATTCAAGCCTAATTCCTAGAGCATGGCTTGTAGTATTACTATCACAGGACGCGCGCTTCAATGTAAAGACGCGCTTGGGGGAATCAGAGAGGTGTACATTGCGCCCTACGCTGGGACGGGTGGCTTTGCCGCCCCTTCAGCGGGAGCGATTAGCGATAGCGCAGCGGCTCTCCAAGTCTTCCAATTCGAGATGCAAGCCGGATCATCTTCGTTCACTCAGACGGTGAATGCTTCTACTGAGAATGGAAGTGTACACTACCAACAGGTGTTGAGTCTGAGCTTCAACAAGATGGCAGCGGCTGACGTTGCTGAGATTGCAGACCTGAACAAGGCACGTCTCACGGTTATCGTTCGTGACAAGAACGATGTGTACTGGGTGATGGGTCACGTCTCAGGGTGTGAGGTTACTGGTGGCACGTTCGTTAGCGGACAAGCCGTGGGTGACTTGAATGGTGCAACCGTCGAAATCAGCGCAATGGAGTTGACGGCAGCCCCTCAGTTGACTACCACTTCAGGTGGTAACATCACCTTCACGGCAGCGTCGTAAAGAAAAAGTTTTGGTTTAACTGAAAGGGGGAGGTTGCTCAATGCTTCCTCCCCTTTTTGTTTATCTAGCATGGTCACACTAAGAACAAACACCGCAAGTCAGACGATGTACGTCACCCCGTTCCAACGCAAGAAGGACTTTGCGGGGCAATCGTTCAGGTCTTACCTCGTGCAGATTCAATCGCTTCAGAGCGACAAGAAATACTATGCTCTCTTCTCTACCCCTCAAGGTACTTTGCAACAAGACAACGAGAGATATTCTGAGTTTACCATCAGCACTCACGCTCATAGACCCGACCAAGGAAGCATCTTGATTACCGAATCAGGCCAGTACTCCTACATCATCTATGGTCAAGACTCAGCCAGCAACCTTGATCCCTCGCACTCGGATGTGTGGGGGGAGTTGGAGCGTGGGTTGATGACCTTTCTCGGTGAGGATGCGTGGTCTATGCCTAGTATCACCATCCCTGATAACGTAGTATATTACGAATAATGGACATACTGAAACTATCCCAATACCAAGAGAGGTCATACAATGAGACCCCTAGCCCACAAGGTTGGGTGAACTATGGTGATGACAACCTCTTTCCACAATACCTCGTTGACCTCTACAAGTCGAGCGCGGTGCATGGTGCTTTGTGCAATACCATCAGTCAAATGGTGTTCGGCAATGGTGTCAGCGCGTCAGACATTGAGACACGATTGAAGCTACAAGAGTGGGGCTTTGATGACGAACTACGAAAGGCTTGCCTTGACCTCAAGATTCAAGGTGGCTTCGCTCTAGAGATTGGCTTCAGCATTGACCGCACAACGATTGCGAGTATCAAGCATTGCCCCTTCGAGAACTTGCGTAGTGCTGAGGCCAATGAACAAGATGAGATTGACTTCTATTGGTTCTCTAGAGATTGGAGCGACCAACGAGAAGAGCCAGTCAAGGTAAAAGGCTTTGACCCCGAACACAAGAACGAGTACCCCAACCAAGTACTCTACGTCAAGCCCTTTGCTCCAGGTTCATTCTACTACCCCAAGCCCGACTATATCGGTGCAGTCAACTACATCGAGCTTGACAAGGAGATTAGCAAGTACCACGTCAACAACATTCGCAACGGCCTTGCTCCTTCCTTTACTATCCACTTCAAGAATGGTGTGCCAGCACCTGAAGAGCGTAGGAAGATTCGCAATGACATAGAGCGTCAGTTGTCAGGCACTACCAATGCTGGTAAGTTCATCGTCACGTACTCGGATCAACCCGATAGGAAGCCTGACTTTGAACCGTTCCCCTTGTCGGATGCTGACAAACAATACGAGTTTCTCTCGACTGAGGCTACTGACAAGGTAATGATTGGACACCGCGTGGTGAGTCCAGCCATGTTTGGTGTGAAGACGGCAGGGCAGCTAGGCAACCAACAAGAGTTGGATATTGCCTCTGACCTTTTTGACGAGCAAGTCATTCAGCCCTTTCAACGTGTCATCAAGGATGCGGTCAAGCGTATCCTCGTAGCAAGTGGGTTGAACCCATCCATTGTCATTGACGTAGCTGGAGTGGTGAGCGCACCAAGCGCAAGCACCGAGGAGGCCACACAAGACGCACCACAAGAAGAATCAACCGAGAGCGTGGATGAAGTGACCATCGACAAAGAAGCCTCGTACAACGGGGCGCAAATCACTTCAGGTCTAGACATCATCGTCAAGGTTGGAGAGGGTCTCATCACCAAAGAGCAAGCCATTGTCTTCCTGATTCAAATGCTTCAGTTTGATCCCGAGGTAGCTAAGGCTCTCTTTCAAGAAGACGCAAAGGCTGAAGATGCCATCGAGCGTCTAGCCTCACTCAAAAAAAAAAGGACTCATGAGCATGGGTGTTGCACCCACCTCAAGTCTGACTACGACCTCAGCCCCACCCTTGCATACCTAATGGAGAAGGGGGAGAAGGTAGATGAATCCTATGAGTTGATTGATGAGGTAGAGGTTGACCTAGAACTTGAGGACGCTCGTGACGAGTTGTGGCACTTTGCTCGTCGTGTTCCAGGAGACTCCAAGCGTCCAAGCGAGATGGACAATGACATCGTTCGTATTCGCTACAAGTATGACGGGAAGTTGCAAGACAATAGCCGTGACTTCTGCAAGAAGATGGTGAGGGCTAGAAGGGTGTGGCGTAAAGAGGACATCATGGCTGCCGAGAAGCTGGCGGTGAATCCTGGCTTTGGCAAGGCAGGGGCTGACACCTATTCCATTTGGGAGTTTAAGGGCGGCCCTCAATGTGGACATAGGTGGATACGTCAGACCTACTTGAAGAAGGAGAACAACCGCAAGGTGTCAGTAGCTGAGGCACGACGCATCATCTCTCGACTGCCTATCGAAGAGCGTAAGGCAAACCAAATCAAAAGCGAACCCAAAGGAAGGCAAGACATCAAGCCTCGTAATATGCCCAACCAAGGCTACATCAACCCCCGATAACTATGGCACTAACCGCAGAAGTCTTATTCGTAAACACCGACCTCGTCAAGCGTCTCACCTCTCTCAATGGGAGCGTAGAAGATAGCATCATTGTCCCTGCCATCATCTTGGCTCAGGACAAGTACCTACAATCGTACTTGGGAACTGACCTCTTGGTCAAGCTCAAGAGCGACATCAGCGGGGGTAGCGTAAGCGGGGTATATGAAACCCTCCTTGATAGCTACGTTCGTAAGGCTACTTGTTGGTGGACTCTCGTAGAGTTGATTCCCAACCTCTATGTACGTCTTGACAACGGGGGTTTGATGATCCGTAGTGCTGACAATGCCCAACCTATTTCAGAGCAAGACCTACACCGAGAGGTAGAGCGAGCGCGTCAGAACGCTCAATTCTACACCGAGCGTCTAGTGTCTTACTTGATTCACAACTCGTCTAGCTACCCTGAGTACACGAGCAACACTAGTCCTGATATGCAGCCTGAGCGCATCTCGTACAATCAGAATGGTATGACCGTAAGCCACGGGGTCGAAGACATCAAGTACACCTACCGAAAGGCTAACGTGCTTGATAGATGTATTGATTGTTGATATGGCACAAACAAGGAAGGAGAACGTAAAGCGATTGCAAACATGGCTCAAGAAACAGCATGGAACTAGAAGTGATATTGACCTCATTGCTCCCAAGCATAGGAGCGATTCTAGGGGTCTGGGTAAAGATGAACACCGAGATAGCTAAACTCAAGGGGAGAGTACACGTCCTAGAGCGTGACAGGTCAGAGATTAAAGACCTCGTCAAGGAGTGCGTGGAGGGTATCCAAGAGTTGAAGCTACTCATAGCGCGTAAGGGATATGACACTTAAATACTTCAAGCGAGAAGAGTTTGACTCACCTGACAAGCCAGGCTCAGGAGAGATGATGGATGATGACTTCTTGGAGCGTCTAGACATTGCGCGTGACATATATGGGTATCCCATGATTGTGACGAGTGGCTTTCGCACGGTTGAGCATCATCGTGACCTCACCCAGCGTGGATACAAAACCTCCAAGAATAGTAGTCACCTCCTAGGCATTGCCGCTGACATCCATTGTGACGATAGCCGAAAAAGGTACTTGATGATTGAAGCGTTCCTTGATGCTGGCTTCAGACGCATCGGGGTAGGCTCTACGTTCATCCATGTCGATAGCGACGAGGAGAAAGCTCAAGATGTGATTTGGACATACTGAGAGAGATACGACCACGGATCAAGGGGAGCATGAGGAGAGCCTACGACTGGCTCACCGAGAAGACTTCTCGTGTCCTAGTCATTGGTGACCTTCATTGTCCCTTTGACTTAGATGGATACCTAGAGCATTGCCAAGACATCTACTCTCGGCACAACTGCAATCGTGTCGTGTTCATCGGTGACATCATCGACAATCACTACTCGTCCTATCATGAGACCGACCCCGATGGGTT